CGTGTGACGCATGTCATGCGTAAGACCAAGAATGATCTGCGTCGGCTGATGGTGGCTGGCTTCTATCTTGATATTGACCTGCCCGAGCCAGAGAATGCGCTGGATGATATTGAGAAAGAGATTGCGGAGAAGATGGGCTTCCGCGCTACCACGGATGATCGGTACAAGATTCTTGAAATGCAGGTGTATCTGGATCTGCCGGGGTACGAGGATGAGGACGAGGACGGCGAGAAGACAGGGATCGGACTGCCATACATTGTAACTATCGAAAAAACTTCCCAAGAGGTTTTATCTATTAGGCGCAACTGGCGACCAGACGACGACACGTATCAAAAGAGGAACCATTTTGTTCACTACCCATATATCCCCGGCTTTGGATTCTATGCCTTCGGTCTTATTCATCTTATCGGTGCTTTCGCTAAGTCTGGTACTTCTATTATTCGTCAGCTTGTTGATGCTGGGACTTTATCGAATCTGCCGGGAGGTCTTAAAACCAAAGGTATGCGGGTCAAAGGAGATGACACTCCAATTGCACCCGGCGAGTTCCGAGATGTGGACGTTGCCGCCGGAACGATCCGCGACAACATTCTTCCGCTTCCGTACAAAGAGCCGAGCCAAGTTCTTCTAGGCTTGATGAATCAGATCGTTGAGGAAGGTCGCCGATTTGCTGCGGCGGCAGACCTCAAGATCGCCGACATGTCGGCCAACTCTCCGGTCGGCACGACGCTGGCTATTCTGGAGCGCACGCTTAAGGTGATGTCGGCAGTGCAAGCGCGTATCCACTACGCGATGAAGCAGGAGTTGAAGCTGCTGAAGGACATCATCCGCGACTACACGCCGGACGAGTACGACTATCAGCCGGTGGAAGGTACGCCGCGTGCCAAGAAGTCGGACTACGACGACGTGGATGTGATCCCGGTGTCCGATCCTAACTCGGCCACGATGGCACAGAAGGTTGTGCAGTACCAGGCTGTGATGCAGATGGCGCAGGCCAACCCACAGATTTACGACATGGTGGAGCTAAACCGGCAGATGCTGGAAGTTCTGGGTATTAAGAATGTCGGCAAGCTGGTGCCAAGCGCCGAGGATCAGAAGCCAAAAGATCCGGTGACAGAGAACATGAACGTGCTGAACGGCAAGCCGGTCAAGGCGTTTATCTATCAGGATCACGAAGCCCATATCGCCGTGCATCAGGCGGCCATGCAGGATCCAAAAGTTGCGCAGCTTGTCGGTCAAAACCCGAAAGCGCAGATGATCATGGCGGCTGCGATGGCGCATATCAACGAGCATGTGGCCTTCCAGTACCGGATTGAGATTGAAAAGCAGTTGGGCGTACCGCTGCCGGACATGGACAAGCAGTTGCCGGAAGAAGTGGAAGTCGAAGTTTCTCGCATGATGGCAGCAGCGGCAGCCAAGCTGTTGCAGAAAGATCAGGCAGAGATGGCTCAACAGCAGGCGCAGCAAGCGGCTCAAGACCCGCTGGTGCAAATGCAACAACAGGAGTTGCAGCTCAAGGCGGCAGAAGTCGAGATCAAGAAGCAGAAGGTATTCATGGATGCTGCGGCAAAAGCAGATCAAATGGAGATCGAGAAGGCTCGGATCGAGGCGCAAGAGCGTATCGCAGGTGTTCAAGCCGGTGTCAAAACAGCGGCAGAGAAGGCCAGACTGGAAGCGGAGATGGAAGTCAAAGGCGTGGAAATTGGCTCGCGAATTGCCAAGGATCGCGCAGAGATGCTCCGCCCTACACCATCAAAACCGAAAGGGTAATTTATGGATAAAGCGCTTGAGGTGCTGATCAAACAGGTACGTGACAAGCGTGATCAGATAGTTGAAGCAGTGGCTAACAACGCGGCCAAAGACTTCGCTGACTATCAAAAACTTTGCGGGGAGATTCGAGGCTTATCCCTAGCAGAGGGCTACATCCTTGACCTCGCAAAGAAAATGGAGTTTTCAGATGAGTGAACTTTTAATCGCCAGTCAAGATGGCGAGACTTCGACGCTGCCAGAAACAGCCGAGGAGAAAGCAAAGCAACTGCCGGAGCCGACTGGGTATCACATCCTAGTAGCGCTTCCGCCTGCCGAGGAAAAGTTTGACAGCGGCTTAGTCAAGGCGGATTCAACCATCCACTTTGAGCAGGTGCTGGCAACCGTGTTCTTTGTAATCAAGATGGGACCAGACTGCTACAAAGATGAAAAGCGGTTCCCCAACGGCCCATGGTGCAAGGAAGGGGATTTCATTCTCGCCCGTCCGAACACCGGCACCCGCCTCAAGATTCACGGTCAAGAGTTCAGACTTTTGAATGATGACGTGGTAGAGGCCGTGGTCCAAGACCCACGCGGCATTAGCCGGGTTTAACAAAGGAGAAACACATGGCAACTATGCAGCAAGATGAATACAAGTTTCCTGATGAGGGTGGCAACGATTCCACTTCCGAGGAATTTGAGTTCGAAATTGAAGATGACACACCGCCGCAGGACAGAGGCCGCGAGCCTATGCCCAAGGAGGTTGTCGAGGAATTAGAGAACGATGAGCTTGAGGATTATTCGGAGAACGTCAAGCTTCGTCTGAAGCAGATGAAGAAGGTCTGGCACGACGAGCGCCGCGAGAAGGAGGCGGCATTACGTGAGCAGCAGGAGGCATTGGAGTATGCCAAGCGGCTGATGGCGGAGAATCAAACGCTGAAAGGTCGACTGACCCAAGGCGAACAGGTCTACGTCGAGACAGCCAAGAATGCTGCGGAGCTAGAGTTTGATGCGGCCAAGAAAGCGTACAAAGAAGCGTACGATCTTGGTGATGGAGACCAACTGGTCGAAGCCCAAGCACGGCTGAACACCGCGCAGTTTAGGTTGCAGCGAGTTAACGATTTTGTTCCGTCTAGACAAGATCCTGAAACTGAGGTACAAACGCAACCAAATCCAGTGCCTCGTCCTGACCACAGGGCAGTTGCGTGGCAAGAGCGCAACGAATGGTTCGGTAAGGACGAGGAAATGACTAGCTTAGCTCTGGGCTTGCATCAGAAGCTAGTCTCACAGTACGGGGCGTCATATCCGTCCACGGACGAATACTGGAAGAAGGTTGACGACACTATGCGTCGTCGATTCCCAGAGCATTTTGAAGAACGGGAAGAAGCCGAAGCGCCGGAATCAAAACCCCAGCGTGAAAAACCCGCTCCTGTCGTAGCTCCAGCGACGCGTACTACTGGCTCCAAAAAAGTCAAAGTTTCGCAGTCGGCGGTAAACGCGGCCAAGAAATTGGGCGTTCCACTGGATATGTACGTCAAGGAAATGATGAAACTGGAGGGTAGATAAATGGCTGAGAACCGTACACCACGTAATATCGAAACTCGTACTCAAGCGGAGCGTCCCAAGCAGTGGATGCCACCGGAGCTTCTGCCAGAACCAGATAAGCAGCCAGGGTACAAGTATCGTTGGATTCGCGTATTGCTTCAGGGGCAAACTGACGCTCGTAACGTTTCCATGAAGTTGAAGGAAGGTTGGGAGCCGGTCAAGGTCGAGGAGCAACCGCAGTATCAACTGCTAGTCAATGGCGAAGGCAGATGGAAAGACTGCGTTCAAATTGGCGATGTGTTGTTGTGCAAGACGCCAGAGGAGTTAGCCGAGCAGCGTAATCACCATTACCTGCAACAGTCGGAACAGCAAATCAAGGCGGTGGACAACAACCTTATGCGGCAAAATGACCCACGTATGCCGCTCTTCAAGGAGTCGAATTCATCGACTTCGAGAGGTGGCGGTACTTAAACTTTTTGGAGTAAACGATGGCATATCCTACTGTATCGAAGCCTTATGGGCTTCAACCGATCAATTTGATCGGTGGTCAGGTGTACGCCGGTTCGACTCGTCTGTTCCGTATCGCGGCTGCCTACAACACCAGCATTTACTATGGTGATGTGGTCAAGCTAAACAGTGACGGCACTATCGTCAAGGATACTGGTACGACGACTGCGACTCCGGTTGGCATCTTTGTTGGCTGCACTTACACGAACCCGTCCACCCAGCAGAAGCTGAACTTCCAGTCTTACACTGGCGGTACTAATGCTCCTGACATCCAGGCTTACATTGTGGATGACCCGGATGTTCTGTTCAAAGTGGCTGCCGTTTCGTCCGGTACTACCGTTGCTTTCTATAGCTCGGAACAGATCGGCCTAAACGCTGCACTGGTACAGAACAATGGTTCTAACACCACTGGCGACTCGCAAGTTGCAATTCTTGGTACCTCGTTTGCCACGACTGCATCTCTGCCGATCCGTGTTGTCGATATTGTCCCTGACACGTCGAACAGCGCAAACGGCTTCTGCGAGTTCATTTGCAAATTTAACGCACCGTACATTGTTAGCACCGCGTCCATTAACTTGGCTGGCGCAAACACGGTAACCTCGACGGTTACAGGCGGTCATGCGTATCTGAACCCGACCGGCGTTTAAGGAGTAAGACATGGCTATTTCACGCGCACAATTATTGAAAGAGCTACTGCCTGGCCTGAACGCTTTGTTCGGCATGGAGTACGCTCGTTATGGTGAAGAACACAAAGAGATCTACGAAACTGAGACCTCTGAGCGTTCCTTCGAAGAAGAGACCAAGCTCTCTGGCTTTAGTGCTGCACCGGTCAAGAACGAAGGTTCTGCGATCCGGTACGACAACGGCCAGGAAGCTTGGACCGCACGATACAACCACGAAACCATCGCTCTGGGTTTCTCGCTGACCGAAGAGGCCATCGAAGATAACCTGTATGACAGCCTGTCGGCTCGTTATACCAAGGCGCTGGCTCGTGCGATGGCTTACACCAAGCAGGTTAAGGCAGCAGCAGTACTGAACAACGGCTTCTCGTCTAACTACCCCGGTGGTGACGGCGTGGCTCTGTTCAGCACAGCACACCCGCTGGTTAGCGGTGGCACCAACAGCAACACTCCGTCGACTCAAGTTGACCTCTCGGAAACCGCGTTGGAAAACGCAGTTATCCAGATCGCAGCTTGGACTGACGAACGTGGTCTGCTGATCGCCGCACGCCCACGTAAACTGGTTGTGCCTCCAGCATTGCAGTTCGTGGCAACCCGACTGCTGGAAACGCAACTGCGTCCTGGCACCAATGACAACGACGTGAACGCGATCGTTAACAACGGTTCCATCCCAGAAGGCTATACGATCAACCACTACTTGACCGATAACAACGCATGGTTCCTGACCACTGACGTTCCAAACGGCATGAAGCACTTTGTTCGTACGCCGATGTCCAATTCCATGGACGGGGATTTTGATACAGGGAACGTGAGATACAAATCACGTGAGCGTTACAGCTTTGGATTCAGCGATCCACTTGGCATGTTCGCATCGCAGGGCGCGTAATAGAAGGGGGGTGATAAACCCCCCTTTTTTTATAGATTTATGCTATAACGCAGTAAATTGTTGGGGTTTGCATGGCGCGAATCATAGGTGCTGAAAGAGCCGAAGCTTTAGCAAAAGGTAGCCAAACTTATGACACCGGCAAACCTTGCAAGCATGGACATTTTTCTCCTAGATACGTATCTACACATGCCTGCATTGAGTGCCAAAAAGCCATAGGACAGGCGTGGGCACAGGCTAATGCAGAAAAGATGAGGCAAAGCAACAAAAAGCAATATACAAAATCACCAGACAAAACGAATGCACGATATGCAAAACGTCGCGCCGCAAAAAAGCAGGCGACTCCAAAATGGGTAGGAGAAGGTGAGTTGTTTTTTTTGCAAGAAGCTTATGCTCTGGCAAAAGAACGGGAAAAAATTTTTGGGTTTAAGTGGGAAGTTGATTACATTGTTCCACTTAATAGCAAAGTAGTATGCGGATTACATGTGCCAAAAAATTTGCGTGTGGTGCCGCATATGGTAAACAGAATTAAAGGCAATAAGTTTTTGACTGAGGAGATGTCAAGCTTTCCTTTGTAGTAAAACAATCTGGAGTTTCGCTCTACTCAACTGATCCAGCAGACGACACACCGATGGGTAGAGAAATCTTTGTGTGTAAAGGAACAATTCGATGGCTGTATCTACTACCCAATCCATTTGGCGTTCGGGCGGCGGTGATAACACTCGCCAAGCCTATTGTGGCACCGGCGTCATGGCAGCAACCTTTTTCGTTGCTAACGCGGCAGTCTCTGGCAACGTTGTCGTTGCACAGGGTCAGACTGCTGAAGTCATTCTTCCTGCTAACGCTGTTGTAACGCACGTCATGATTACCGATGCTTTGACTTCGGGCACCATGAACGTTGGCTACGTGACAGTTGACGGCGCAACCAACAATGCTTCTTACCTTGCTGATGGCGCTTCTGCTGTGGCAACGATTACACCTGGCTCGACCGGCAACGGCGCAGGCCTTGGTCTTGTGATGAGCGCTACCCAGAACGTCAAGATCACAACTCAGAGCAAGAGTTCGGCTGCTGGCAACGTTGGCGGCATCATCCTCTACTACGTTACTGATCCCCTCTTTGGTCAGCAGAACAACTAATAGGGGGCCGCTATGGCTATGCAATCAGACGTACGGCCAGGTATATGCCCTGCCAACGCCACGACTGTCGTGCTTGAAGGCCGCACCCGTTTAAAGGGCGGTCTGATTCAGTACGGCACGACGGCTACGGTACAGATCAGAGATGGAGCATCCAACTTGGTGGTGTTTACAGCGCCCGGTGTGGCAGGTGTAACTCCGCTGAACATCCCTGATCAGGGCATTATTTGCAGATCCAACCTGACTGTTGTCACCAGTGTTGGTGCAAACGTGACGGTGTTCTATGGCTAAGAAGACCCCATCCCTTGCTATCGGTCGCGGCGAAAAGCTGCCCGTATCCAAGGGCGCGGGTCTGACTGCCAAAGGCAGGGCGAAGTACAACAAAGCTACTGGCAGCAATCTTAAGGCTCCGCAGCCAGAGGGTGGCGCTCGCAAGCGTTCCTTTTGCGCTCGGATGTCTGGAATGCCGGGACCTATGAAAGACGAGAAGGGTCGCCCAACAAGGAAGGCGGCTTCTTTGAAAAGGTGGAAGTGTTAACCGTGGACTTAGCATTCGTTTGGAATGGCGCTCTGTCGCTGTTCGTGGGCTTGTTTGCGTACATTGCCCATGAGAAGTTTTCCGAGCTGGCACGCATCACGATCTTGTTGAACAAGACGCGTGAGGAGATTGCGCGGGATAACGTTACAAAGGCAGAAGTAGATCGCATCACAGATCATATTGACCAGCGGTTTAATCGTCTTGAGACCAAGATAGATCAACTGATTGAGTCGCAACGGAGGGTGTTATGAAGAAACGCAAGGTTAAGCGTTACGAAGAAGGCGGCAAAACAGAGGCAGACTATAAGCGCGAGGGGTTAGCAGCCTCTAAAGGCGACAAGGTTGGATTTTTTGAACGGCTGCGTATGGGCAATATCGATTCGCCCGGTTCGGAAGCCTATTACAAATATGGCGCTGGTCGCGGCAAAATGATTGAAGAAAGCACAAAGCCTGTGCCAGAAATGGGTAGTGATTACAGCGGTCGTGGTGCTACTACACTTAGCGATACAAAAGAACTGCCAAAATCAAAAGAAGTTTCTGAAACTGTTGATTTGACAGAGCGTTTGCGTACAGCATCGCCGGGATCAAATATCCGACGCATGGATGGTGCGGGTGGGTATACATCCCCTGTGGCCGAAGAAGCAAAGGAAGAGCGAAAAGTAAAACCTAAACCCAAGAAGTCAAAGCTTCAAGTGCAAAATGAAATGGCCAGAAGAATGGCCAGAGGCTATGCAAAAGCTGCTAACTCCGAAGCAACTAGAGCAACTGGCAGTGGCGCATCTAGATTTCCAGTTAGAGAAGATTTGGAATACACAACAAAAACTGGCACCGGCGCTTCAGGGTTTAAAAAAGGTGGCAAAGTTTCCGCATCATCTCGTGCTGATGGTATTGCCCAGCGCGGCAAGACTCGTGGGAGGATCTGCTGATGCCTAAAAGAGATCCAGTTCGCGGTATGCAGCCGATGGATGAGTACACCCGCGCAAGAGGTAGCGACATCGCCGACCAATCTAAGATGGATAAAGCCTTAGATGTTGCTGGAAGTGGTCTAGCACTTGCGGGAATAAGTAGCCTTCCAATTTATGCGGCGAAAAGAATAAGCGACGCGAAGAAGAGAACTGAACAAGAAAAGCCTCAAAAGTCTGGCATGGAGCTTGAGATCGAGAACGCTAGGAAAGACCGACGGGTAAAAGAAGAGTATGAGGCGTATGAGAAATCAAAAGGCATGAAATCTGGCGGCAAAGTTAGTTCTGCTTCTGCCCGCGCCGATGGCTGCGCTCAACGCGGTAAAACCAGAGGGAAAATGGTATGAGAAAGCGTCGGAAGTTTGCTGATGGTGGTGTTACTGGCGGCCAAGTGCAGCAGCCCACCTATCCGTTCTATGGCAACCAACCGCAGGCTGGCGGTCAGAGCGGTGGGATGAATCAGACGTTCAACATGCAGCCGCAAGCTATGTCTGGCCCGAACGATCAGATGACGCAGCGCTTTGCCAAGGGCGGACAAGCCAAGGTTAAAACTGTGATGAAAGAGTTCAAGTCTGGCAAGTTAAAGTCATCGTCAGGTCAGAAAGTAACCAACCCCAAGCAGGCCATCGCCATCGGTCTTTCCGAAGCTGGCCTTTCCAAGAAAGCCAAAGGAGGCGAAATGAAAGAGTCAAAAGCAATGGTCAAGAAGGAAGTGTCGTTCATGAAAAAGAAGGGCGCTCCTAAGTCAATGGTCAAGCACGAGATGGCCGAGGCTGGCATGAAGTACGGCGGCAAGGTCAAGAAGATGGCGATGGGTGGTATGGCTGCATCCAAGATGGGTTCAGTTAAAACTGCTGCTCCTAGCAAAGATGGCGTCGCATCGCGCGGCAAAACCAAGGGCACCATGGTTAAGATGGCTGGCAACAAGGGCATGAAAAAAGGCGGCTACTGTTAATTACGGAGCGTGATATGAAGAAGGTTAAGAAAATGGCTTTAGGTGGTTCTTCGTTGGGCTTATTTGGCGGAGCCGCTACCAAGGGCGGCAGAGGATTTAGGCCAACACAGGCAAAAACTCTACCGAACCGTGCGATGCAAGTTTCTCCACAACCCACACAACAGATAGCCGCCCCTACTAGGCTGGGCCAATCTCTTGGCGGTCTTGGTGCTGGTTCACAGGCAGCGCTCAAGCAGTTTGTGCCCGGAATGCAAAACGCATCTCTTGGAAACGTTTCCGGCCTTCAAAAAGTTAAATCAGGATTGAAATCCATAATGAAGAAGGGTGGCGCAGTAAAGTCCGCTTCTTCTCGTGCTGACGGTATTGCCCAAAAAGGTAAGACAAAAGGTAGGATGGTCTGATGAGACCATCTCGCGGCATGGGGGATATCAACCCCAGCAAGATGCCAAAAGCGAGGGTAAAACCTCGTCGGGACAATACTGACTTTACGGAATATGCCAAGGGCGGTTCCGTGCGGTTAGGTAAGCCGTCGGTGGAGGATGCTGTGCGTGGCGCTGCCAAGCGGTCAAAGGTCAACGCTGCTGGCAACTACACCAAGCCCGGGCTGCGTAAGAAGATTGTGTCTCAGGTAAAGGCCGCAGCAACGCATGGCACCCGTGCAGGCCAGTGGTCAGCCCGTAAAGCGCAGTTGGTGGCTAAGAAGTACAAAGCCGCTGGCGGCGGGTACAGAGACTAGTATGAAAGCCCCACAACAGTCGCTTAAAAACTGGGGAGACCAGAAATGGCGCACAAAGAGTGGCAAGCCATCTTCGAAGACTGGCGAAAGGTACCTGCCAGAAGGCGCTATCAAAGCTCTAAGCCCAGCCGAGTATGCCGCCACGACGAAGGCAAAGCGGGCAGGGAAGAAAGCAGGAAAGCAGTTTGTTAAACAGCCCAAGGGTATAGCACAGAAGACTGCGAGATTTAGGTAATGGCATACACCACTTCTACAACGACGTTCAATCCAACCGTCAACGAAATCTTCGAAGAAGCTTTCGAGCGTTGCGGTCTTGAGATGCGTACGGGCTACGATTTTCGTACCGCTCGGCGCAGCTTGAACTTGTTGCTGACGGAGTGGGCAAACCGTGGCATCAATTTATGGACTATCGAGTCGGCAACGATTCCGCTTGTACAAGGGCAGATTACCTATGATCTACCTATTGACACCGTGGATCTTCTGGAACATGTTATTCGAACTAATCCCGGTCAGATTGGCACCCAGTCAGACATCAACATCAACCGAATCTCTGTCTCGACCTACGCGACGATCCCGAACAAGCTCACGCAAGGGCGTCCGATCCAAGTCTGGATAAACCGTCGTAGCGGCCAGACAACAGACGTGCCGGGCGCAACACCGCAGAATCCGCAGATCAACGTTTGGCCGTCACCAGATCAGGGAACGGCACAGACTCCGTACTACTACTTCGTGTACTGGCGGCTGCGCAGAATGTTTGACGCAGGCAACGGTGTAAACGTTGAGGACATCCCATTCCGCTTTCAGGAGGCCATCATCTGCGGGTTGGCATACCGGTTGGCGATGAAGGTTCCTGGTGGTCTGGAGCGCATTCAGTTTCTGAAGGCGCAGTATGACGAGGCGTGGGAGATGGCGGCTGGCGAGGATCGGGAAAAGGCACCGGATAGACTGGTGCCGCGCATGATCACATATAGGTGATGTATGCCTAGCAAGTACGCTAGTGGTAAAAAGAGTATTTCAGAGTGTGACCGGTGTGGTTTCCGGTATCAGCTCAAAGTGTTGAAGACGCTGACGATCAAGACGAAGAACGTCAAGATCAAGGTGTGTCCGACTTGCTGGGAACCTGACCAGCCGCAGCTAAGTTTAGGTCTTTACCCGGTTTCAGACCCCCAAGCGGTACGGGAGCCAAGGCCGGATTTGTCGTACTGGCAGTCTGGTATGACGGGGTTGCAGGCAGACTACAACTCTGGCACAAACATCTTGCAGGATGGATTCCCCGGTGGTGGTAGCCGGATCTTGCAGTGGGGTTGGGCACCGATAGGTGGGTCTAGGGCGAATGATGCAGGGTTGACACCGAACAACTTGGTGGCGCAAACGACGGTAGCAAACGTGACTATCAACTAGGAGTGAATGATGGACAAGAAGTCAATGCAGACGGTAGCTGACAAAGCAGTCAGAGGGCACGAGAAGCGTATGCACAAAGGCATGAAAAAGGGTGGCGTAACCACCGCTGATCTGAAAAAATACGGGCGCAACGAGGCTCGCATTCAGAACCAAAAAACCAAGTGAGGCTGACATGGCAAAGTACTCAATGAAAAAGGGTGGGAAAGAGGTTGGTCCCGCTTCGGTTTATGCGCCTCCTCACACGATGACTGGCAAGTCTGTGTCTGCCAAGCTGAAGAAGATGGTAGATCCCAACAACATCGCTGTTGACAAGCTGGGTCCACGCACGGCTGTGCAGCGCGTGTCTGCGGGCGATCCTGGTCGGGAAGACACCAAGACTACCGGCATCAAGATTCGCGGCACGGGCGCGGCTACCAAGGGTGTAATGGCTAGGGGTCCGATGGCATGACGTACACGGAGTTGGTCGCGGCTATTCAGTCGTACACGGAAAACTACGAACAGGAGTTTATCTCCTACATTCCGACGTTTATCCGTCAGACGGAGACTCGTGTCTACAACACGGTGCAGGTTCCTGCGCTGCGTGCAAACAAGACCGGCATTCTGTCGACCAACAACAAGTACCTGTCTGCGCCAAGTGATTTCCTAGCGGTGTACTCGTTGGCTGTGGTTGAGAACTACGGCACTGCGACCGAGGAGTATTACTACCTGCTGAACAAGGATGTGAACTACATTCGGGCTGCTTACCCTACGCCAGCGGATACAGGATTGCCGCAGTACTACGCAATCTTTGGTCCGTCGACCACCAGCAATGTGGTGACAGACGAGCTGACGTTTATCTTGGGTCCGACGCCGGATGCTGCATACACGGTAGAGCTGCACTACTACTATTACCCAGAGTCAATCACGACTGCGCCAGACGGACGCACATGGCTGGGTGACAACTACGATCCGATACTGCTATATGGCAGCTTGCGCGAGGCGTACTTGTACATGAAGGGTGAGCAGGATTTGATTGCCAACGTCGAGGCCAAGTACAACGAGGCTATGGGTCAACTGAAACGTCTGGGCGATGGTATGGAGCGTCAGGACGCATACCGTAGTGGTCAGGTTAGGGTGAGGGTTACATGACGATTTACCAAGGTCTGACTACTAAGTTCAAGGTGGACATTCTGAATGGCCGCCAGAACATTGCGTCGGACACTTTGAAGATGGCTTTGTACGACGGGTATGTAGAGCTAGATCAGAACACAAATGAATACACTCCGACCAACGAGATTACTGGTGCTGGGTACGTGGCTGGTGGTCAGACGTTGGCAAACGTTACCGTCAACTCGACCAGTAACGGTATTGTGTATGTGAGCTTTGATAATGTGGTGTGGAACCCGGCACAGTTTGTAACTAGAGGGGCGTTGATATACAACTTCACTCGAGCAAATGCGTCGGTAGCCACTTTGGATTTTGGTAGTGACAAGACGCAGGCTGGCAACGGCACGTTTTCTGTAGTGTTGCCACCTGACACGGCGTCGAGTGCGCTGATACGTATTAATTGAGGAGTAGCTATGAGCATTGAAACTTCTAAGTCAAGCGAAACCGTCAACGGCGCTCTCGCCCGTAAAACAGGCTTTGATGAGAAGCTGTCGGCAGGCGGTGTGTTTACCGTCACTTGCTATGACAGCGAGGGTAACGAAAAGTGGGTAGATATTTGCCCGAACCTCGTTGTGAATGTCGGCTTGCAAGACATGAACAACAAGTACTTCACCGGCAGTACCTACACGGCTGCTTGGTATGTTGGTCTGGTTAACGGCACATCAGCTAGTACCACGTTCTCTGGCGGCGATACTCTGCCAACCCATCCGGGCTGGGATGAGAACACAGATTACACGGGCAACCGAAAGGCGGCTGCGTTTGGTGCGGCAACGTTGGCAGATCCATCAAACATCAACAATGCGTCTTCTGTTGCGTCATTTACCATGAACGCAAATGCGACGATTGCTGGCGCGTTCCTGGCTAACGTAGCGACCGGCACATCTGGCCTACTGTTCTCGGTGTCTGACTTCCAAGCGCCTGGCGACCGTACGGTGGTGAGCGGTGACGTTCTGAACGTTACCTACTCTTTCAACCTTGACGCGACCTAATAGGAGCCAAATATGCACAAGAAGGGTGATGTTGTAAGGCTCAAGGGAGTCGTTCCGCAAGGTCCTGTTGCATCCATGCGTATGGACGAAGACGGCACTGTATGGTGCCTGCTGGAGTGGACTGGTGACAATGGTCAGGTTCATTCACGCTGGTTTAGGGATGAAGATTTGGAGTCTGCGGAGTAATATGTGGCAATCGTTGAGGGCGGATTTAGTAGTGGAACATGGGGCGAGGCCGGTTGGGGTTGCTCCGTCTACTACCCTGTCATTTCGAACGGCGGCTGGGGTAACGGCCCGTGGGGATCAGACGGTTGGGGGCTAGGTAATGGCGGTTTAATTACCGCATCGGATAGTGTCAACACAGTAGGTTCGGCTCCGGTAGCGGTTTTCATATCGGAGTCGGTTCGAACTGTAGATGTAGTTGCTGCCAACTTAACGATGGCGGTAGCGGTAACAGAAGCGGTAAACGCAGCAGATCAAGTGGTACGCAGGGTTGCGCTGCCCGGCTTGGTGTCTGAATCGGCATCAATTACCGATACAGTTAGCAGTCTGGTGGTGTTTACAAACTCGGTATCCGAGTCGGCAGCGGCGGTAGATGCGGTAGCAGCGAAGGCAGATTTTGGCGTAGCAGTGCGCGAAACGGCAAGCGCAAGCGATACGGTTCGTGTGTTTGCAACGGCATTTAGGAATATTGGTGAAAGCGGCAACGTAGCTGACACAGTTTCAAGCGGCGTTGTATTTACAAGTGTTGCAAGTGAAACGGCAAATATAGCGGATCCAATTAGGTCGGGTTTTGGAATTGCAGCAAGGGTGTCTGAAACGCTACAAATAGCAGACACAGCAAATGTCACAAGAATTACGGTAGGAGAAATTGTTGAATCTGTAGCTACCGAGGACATGTTCAGCGCGTTAGCTCAGTTCATGGTCAAGATTACAGAAGACGTTGCAGCAGCAGATGAGGATCAAACACGGTTTATATCTCAAGTTGCTGTAACGGAAGGCGCAAAAGCTTCGGATGTTATTAGTTGCAGATACCTGTGGGAACTAATAAATGATAGTCAGACGGCTGATTGGGTCGAGATTAACAATCCGCAGTCGCCTGGCTGGGGAAGTTTGAGCACGACAGACAACACAAGCTGGACGCTCATAAACACCATTTAGTAAGGAAAGATCATGGCAAGTACATATTCCCAGCTAAAGATCGAGCTGATCGGCACTGGCGACCAGGCGGGTACGTGGGGTGCAACCACGAACGTCAACTTGGGCACGGCTCTGGAAGAAGCGATTACCGGCAACGCGACGGTAACGTTTGTTAGCTCGAACGCTGCGATTGCACTGATAGATACGAATGCGACGCAGACTGCTCGTAACCTGCGGTTGATTCTAGGCGGCACGACTGCTGGGACGCAGACCTTGTTTGTGCCTGCGATTACCAAGCAGTATCTGGTAACGAACAACCTGTCGAATCCGGTGGTGATTTCCAACGGGTCGAACGCAGCACCGACGGGCACGACGGTGACTGTGCCAGCAGGCCGGTCGATGTCGGTATTCAATAACGGCACCAGTATTACCGAAACTGTTACCTACGTCACAGAGTTTGCTGCTTCCAACGTCACGATTACCAACCCGCTGACTGTTTCTAGCGGCGGCACGGGCAGGGCAAACCTGACACTGGGCAGTGTGGTGGTTGGCAACAACACCGGCACGGTGACGCTGGTTGCGCCTGGTACGGCAAACAATGTGCTAACAAGTAACGGAACGCACTGGGTCAGCCAGACTCCTGCTGCGTCTGGCATCACCACGGGCAAAGCCATCGCTATGGCTATGATCTTCGGATTTTAAGGAGTTATTAAAATGGCAAACCCTAATATTGTTAACGTCACGCAGATCTACGGTCAGACCACATATCTGACGCCTGCAAACACGTCTAACTTTGTACTCGTTACCAACGCGGTCAACTCTGGCAACGTTTTCAAGCTGGATCAGATTGTGGCTGCGAACCAGACCAACACGGCGGCCAACTGCACGGTGATGATTTACACCAGCGGCGGCGTCGTGGCGGGTAACGCTGTGGTGGTGACATCGGCTAACGCGTTCCCGATTGCATCAAACATTTCTGTTCCTGCGTTTGCGTCGCTGATTGTGATGGACAAGACGACGGCCACTTATCTGCTGGAGGATAAGGCTGTCATCGTTGCCAGCGGCACGAACAACGCAATATCCTTCTCGGTAAGCTACGAACAGATCAGCTCGTAAGGAGCGGCGATGGCGATTCACGGGTATCCCGGCAACATTATCAGCGCGACTTCGCCGCTGTACACGCCCGGCTTTGCGTCCGGCATTTGGAATCTTGGCTCGTGGCCTAGAGGGGTAACTATTATCCAGACGTTCCTAGCGTCAGGTACGTGGACTGCGCCTGCGGGTGTGACGGCTGTTGATTACCTTGTGGTTGCTGGTGGTGGCGGTGGTGGATCGAATATAAACGGAGGAAGTCTTGGATGCGGCGGTGGTGGCGCTGGTGGATTTAGGACTGGTACTGCTTTTAATGTAACCCCAGGCGCAACTTACGCAATTACCGTTGGAAGCGGTGGAGCCGCATCTGCTCTTGGTGGTAACTCAGTATTCTCACTAATCACATCAAACGGTGGTGGTTTTGGCTCTGGTTCTAGCGCTGGAAGTAATGGAGCTTCTGGTGGTGGTGGCGGAGCTGGAACAGCAGGGGCTAGTTCTGGATCGATTGGAAATACTCCTGCTACATCCCCATCGCAAGGAAATAATGGCGGCAATGGATCAGTTACATCCAAAGGTGGTGGTGGCGGCGGAGCAGGCGAGGCTGGAAAAAATGCTGGCGCAAGTCCTGGTGGTGGTGGTAACGGTACAGCATCATCTATTTCTGGGTCATCTGTAATTTACGCTGGCGGTGGTGGCGGCGGAAGAGATGATGGCGGTCAGCCGGGCGGTCCTGGTGGTACAGGCGGGGGTGGTAACGGAGGTTATCAACCTGGTCAAGGTGGTGGTTGGCCCGGAACAGCAAACACTGGCGGCGGCGGTGGCGGGGCAGGAGGAACTTCGGTTAGCCCGACGTTAATTCCAGCAAGTCCCGGCGGCTCTGGTATTGTCATCCTACGCTACACAGCACCTAATCAGTCTATCTTTGTGTTCAACTCTACTGCCAACTGGGTTGCTCCTGTCGGCGTGACCAGCGTGGACTATCTGGTTGTGGCTGGTGGTGGCGGTGGTGGTGCAACTGGCGGCGGTGGTGGCGCTGGTGGATTTAGGACTGGAACCGCATTAGCTATAACTGCTGGAACACAATACACCATTACAGTTGGTGCTGGTGGTGCTGGAAGTAGTGCTGGAGTTAGAGGATCAAACGGCGCGGATTCAATTTTTAGCACAATTACATCAACGGCTGGCGGGGGAGGTGGATCTTATACTTCTGCCCCAAATGCAGCAAATAACGGTAGTGCTGGTGGCTCTGGAGGAGGAGCATCAAACAACGATCCTAGTGCCGGAACAGGTGGCGCTGGCAACACGCCTAATTTTAGTCCATCGCAAGGCAACAACGGTGGTAATGCTAGTCGAGGCGCATCTTGGGGTGTTGCTGCTGGCGGAGGCGGCGCTTCGGCTGCGGCGGCAAATGCCGCAGGAGGTGGCGCTGGCGCTTCTACTGCTGGCGGCGCTGGCACGGCCTCGTCAATTACAGGCTCATCTTTCACCTATGCTGGAGGTGGCGGCGGTGGCGGTCAATCAACCAATCCAAATGGAAATTTAGGTGGAAATGGCGGAAATGGTGGTGGAGGCAAGGGTGGCGACGGAGTGGCAACATCTTCTTTGGGCTCAAACGGAGTTGCAAATACTGGCGGCGGTGGGGGTGGTGGCGGATTTTCAGTGCCTACTCAAGCAAACGGCGGCTCTGGCGGCTCTGGTATTGTCATCATCAAGTGCAATCAATAAGGTAAGACATGAGTGATTATCCCGGCAGAATAATGACGCGTGCGCCGGTCATACCGAGCACGACGCAGGCATCTGGCATCTGGACGCTACAGCAGGCATTACAGGCTATAAAAGCAGGCGTGTGGCCGGGCATACCCACCAACACGGTGGTGCTGTCATTCACAAGCTCCGGCACATGGACATGCCCTGACGGTGTGTCGCAGGTGAACTACCTAGTGGTGGCAGGTGGCGGCGGTGGTGGTTCTCGTTACGGTGGCGGCGGAGGGGCAGGCGGGCTTATAACTGGCACAGGTTTTCCTGTGGTGCCCGGCACAACATATCAAATTACTGTTGGAGCAGGTGGCGCTGGAAATACAACCACAGGAACTGCTGGGGTTGGCTCAAACGGCGGCAACTCTATATTTAGCGCGATTACATCTAATGGCGGCGGCGGCGGTGGTGGAAACAGCGTTGGCATACCAGGTGGTTCTGGTGGTGGCGGTTCTGGTACTTTTGCTGGCGGTAATGGAAATACGCCATCAATTTCTCCATCGCAGGGAAATAATGGTGGCGCTGGTTTTGCAACTGCTCCCAGTCTTTTTTTAGGCGGCGGTGGCGGAGGAAGTGGGGCAGTAGGAGTTGCTGCCGTCTCAAGTCTTGCTGGCAACGGTGGGAATGGAACAATATCTACTATTGCTGGTTCTAGTATTACTTATGCTGGCGGCGGTGGTGGGGCAGACTTTAATGCCAACAATCGTGGTTTAGGCGGAACAGGCGGTGGCGGTAATGGAGCAGGAACGTCTGCTGGCTCTAATGGCTCTACCAATCTTGGTGGAGGCGGCGGTGGTGGAAGTGGAACTTTAGGCGGCTATAGCGGCGGCAGCGGCATTGTCATTATTAGATACCTAGCCCCACAGACAGGCGCAGTGACATTCCAAGCTTCTGGCACATGGACTGCTCCACCCGGTGTGACAAGCGTGGACTACCTAGTAGTAGCAGGTGGCGGTGGTGGTGGAAATGGTGGTGGTGGCGGTGGTGCTGGCGGTTTTAGAACTGGCGCTGGTCTGCCAGTATCAAGTGGCGCTCAATATACGATTACCGTTGGAGCAGGTGGCGCTGCCCAAACTTCTGGCAGCAATTCTATTTTTGGCGGACTTACATCTAATGGTGGTGGCAGAGGTGGCGGCAGGAATAATAGCCCACTATCTGCATCTGGTGGTTCTGGCGGTGGCGGAGGAATTATAGGGGCTGCTCTATCTCCGGGTGGCGCAGGAAATACACCGTTAACGTCTCCATCCCAAGGAAATAATGGCGGCGACAACTTTGGTTCAGGGCCTAATTTTGGCGCTGGCGGAGGCGGCGGAGCGTCTGCTAGTGGCGGTGGTGGAACTTCAACAGCAGGTGGCAACGGCGGCGCTGGCAGTACTTCCTCAATGAGTGGAGTGTCAGCCACGTATGCTGGCGGCGGCGGTGGTGGCTCTTTTTCAGGCGGTGCAGCAGGAATTGGCGGTTCTAGCATCGGAGGAAATGGAACCAACGGAAGCGCAACCGCAAGTGCTGGTGTGGTAAACACAGGCAGTGGTGGCGGTGGTGGCGGCGGCGATCCGTCAGGTACTGGTGGTGCTGGTGCTTCAGGTGTTGTTATCCTAAAACTAAACACATAAAAGGACTTATGGACAGCAAAATCTACATGATGGTAGGGATTGATACAGCGATGCACTTGCTACGTCCGGGCGCTCGTTGGGAGATCACCAACAACTTCTTCAGCGTATGGGATGACCCACGTTCTTGCCCAACGATGGAAGAAGTGCATGACACCATGGAAAAGATTAAAGCTTTCGAAGACAGCATCAACACCATCTGGACTGACGAGCAGGTTGCCCAGATCACAGGTCAGCAGCGCGAGTACGACAAGGCGGTGAACGGATGAATATCCAGAACCTTTTTCCCCTGCCTATCGGGTTCGCCCGACTCGGTCGTGATCTGACCAAGACAGAGCTGGACTTTATCCTCGGCCAAGAGCGCTACGCTAACGAAGGCAACACCACCAGCGCCGACCGCAAAATACTGGTTGGCAAAGAATTGACAGACATCCGCGACTTTATCGAAGACGCGATGTTGGAATACTTTAAGACGGTGCATGATCCTAAAGGTGACGTATCCCTGTACATCACGCAGTCGTGGTCGAACTACACAGAGCCGGGACAGTATCACCACAAGCACGCGCACCCGAACAGCTTTATCAGCGGTGTGTTTTACCCGCAGGCTGACAGGCTGGTAGACAAGATTTACTTTTACAAAAGCGGCTACGAGCGTATCAAGCTACAGCCAGAGACATGGAACCACTGGAACTCTGAAAGCTGGTGGTATGAAGTTGGCGCAGGTGATTTGATTCTGTTCCCATCTCATCTTGAGCACATGGTGCAAACGAAGGTGGGCGACGAAACCCGTGTCAGCATCGCATTTAATACCTTTCTCAAGGGACACATCGGTGTCGATGAGAGCTTAACTGGACTGCAATTAGGAGAAGAATGATGGCTCACTTCTGTGAACTTGGCCCAAACAATGAGGTTCTGCGCGTCATCGTCGTTGACAATCGCGACACCTCTGATGCAAGCGGCATTGAGAAAGAACATATCGGCGCTGCTTTCTGCGAGCGTCTCTTGGGTGGCCGCTGGGTACAGACCAGCTACAACGGGAACAAGCGCAAGAACTACGCCGGTCAGGGTTACATATTTGACGAGCAACGTGATGCGTTCATCCCGCCCAAGCCGTTTGCAAGCTGGGTGTTGATTGAAGAAACCTGCCAGTGGAAAGCGCCTGTGGATGCGCCCAACGACGGCCAGATGTATTCATGGGATGAAGCTACGACTTCGTGGAAAACACAAGAAACTGCTTGAGGTAAATCATGGATGCTGAACTGCAAAAGGTAAAGCTGGAAGCAGAGGTTGAGCTTGCCAAGCTAGAAGCCACGTCTCCTGCCAAAGAGGTGGCCGGTAAAGCTATCGGCAAGTTTGGGCTGGCTGCGATTGTGTCTATTGTGGTTATCGGCGTCGTGGCAAGCTTGTGGTTGGAAGAGTCCAAGATGGCGGCTGTAATGGGACTGCTAGGCGCTTCGTTGACTGCGTTAATTCAGATGTTAAACGGCATCGCTGGATCTGCGCCAAAGCAAGACAAACCAGAGTTTGAGGTAATGAAACAGTTGATTGACAAGCTAGACCGCCTCGACCGCAAAGAACCATCTATGCAGGTGGATGTGGAAGATGGAAAAGTTACCGTTAAGCGTGGCGATGACAAGGTTGTTGCGGAGACTAAATGATTCCATTACTTGCACCGATTCTGACGCAGCTTGCAGGCGCTGGCTTGCAGAAAGTTGCCGACTCAGTTCTGGATAAAGGCTTGCAGCACGTTGAGCAAAAGCTCGGCATTAAGCTGGAGCCTAACGAGAACGGCGTGCTGGACGACGGTAAGTTGGCAGAGATTCAGATGGCAGCCATGAAGCACGCAGAGTTCATGGCAGAGATTGACCTGAAGAACACGCAAGATGCGCGGGATATGCAGGAAAAGGCTATGGACAATGCTGATCCGTGGGTGCGTCGGTACGTGTACATCCTTGCCGGTTTTTGGTCTCTGTTTGCTACGAGCTACATCATTCTTATCACGGTAGCCGACATCCCAGAAAAGAACATCCGGTTTGTGGATACTGTTCTTGGCTTCATCCTTGGCACGGTGGTAGCTACCATCCTGAACTTCTTCTTTGGTTCTAGCCAAAGCAGCAAGGACAAGACCAAGGAGTTGATGAAGAAATGAAGCTCTCGCCGAATTTTACGCTGGAGGAAATGACCGTCAGCGACTATGCGGCACGGCACGAGCTAGACAATACTCCGCAGAACGAGCACCTGCTCAATCTCAAGCGCTTGGCAGTTTTTTTGGAATCGTTGCGAGCATTGCTGGGTAAGCCAATTAGCATCAACTCTGCTTACCGCAGCCCGCAGGTTAATGCGGCAATCAAGGGGTCGAAGACCAGTCAACATTGCCACGGTACGGCAGCAGATATTCGTGTGTCTGGAATGATCCCA